TTTCTACTTTGACACTCCTACCAATGGTAGGTTTACCAACTTTCATCCGTGGTGCATATTTATTGTCTTGAACCTTCTCTTCAAAGAGTTCTTTATCCTCTTAGTTAAGGGGTGGCGCAATTGTTTTAGTCCGCTTAGCCTTCCGTGGGCGGGTCGGCTTGACCTTCTCCACCTTGTTGTCCTCCTAGTGCTGGGTTTTTACTTGGGTCCATCATCGGTGATCCCATCTGAGCTTTAGCTAGATCAACTTGTTGTTCTTGTTGAACTGCTTGTTGCTGTTCCTGTTTCACCTCTTGCATACCTCGTACAAGGTTAAGTATATCTATACCTTGTGCAATTGCAAGTCGTTTAATAACTTCCTCAGGGTTTATGTATTGCTGAGTAGCTTCTGGTCCCATGGTTTGTGAGATCATCGTAAGGAATTGTCCAAGACTCTCACGATCTTGACCTCTACCTAATGCATTAACACCTGCCACAATGGTAGGTTGTACAATACCTTTAGGTAACTTAGGAATATCACCAGTCTTTTGGAAAACACTTAGCTTTCTATTTAGGTATGGCACAAGGAATTCAATAGTCAACACACTGAAGAGTCCTCCAAGTTGCTGCTCTAATTCCATTTGAGTCATCCTGACTTCCTCTGCTGTAGTACGTTCTGATTGACGTACATTTAATATGAGGAATGCTTCTGATAATCTTTTCTCTAAGGTTTGCATTAACTGATAAGCTGTAGCAAAGTCAGCTTGCTTACCAACCTGCACCACACCTATGTCATCTGGCCTACCTTGTACGATAGCACCATTACCTGCAGCTGCAAGAGTCTGTGGTTTAGTAGTACTAGAAGGTGAGACAACAAACACTACTTTAGCAGCTGCCGCACTACCTTCAGTGATAGCTTGTGACAGAGCTTCAAGTGACTTAAGGTCACCCATAAACTCTTCCACTCTACCACGTCCATAAGGTTCACCGTCTAAAGTATTAAATCTTAGAGGTAACCATGGCGTTGAATCTAGTGGTGCTTTACTCATGGACTTAGGTATAACTCTATCGTTTACCTCTTGATGCCACAAGAATCTATTGTTATCACGTTTGACGTGTGTATATACATCCACGTCTTCGCTGTCTTTCTCTCCATCTTGACCCGGTGCATTAGGCTGAGAGGTTAACTCGCCTTCAAAATCAGGTAATAATTTTTTGCTAATTTTTTCTTTAGTAACAATTTCAATCACGTTACCGTTGCCATCTCGTTCTATAACATAACGATGTAGAGGGAAAAGTTTTAATCCTTCTTTACCCATAAAGATAAGAGCGTTACCTGCTACTACCAAATGCTTAAGTGCTTGGTGTATAATAACACGATCATCTGATGCTGAGATAGCATCCATGATAGTTCTCTCTATCTTTGCAAAGGATAAATCTAATTCTGTTTTAACTTGAGGTTCTACTTCACCTAGCATACCATCGTTAACTTGTAGCTTAAAGAAACTTGTGTTAACTGGTACGAGTGCGAGTTGTAGTTTAGCTGCTAGAGTAACCACTCCTTTAGCCCCAACCGATTGCCATGGTGTTGACAATGACTTAGCACTTTTATAGAAATCCTCTTCTCCACGAATTAGATAAGGTATTGTTAGCTTTGCTGCCTCTTCCGCTGTGTTTAGAAACTGTGAACGGTTGGATGATAAACTGTCATATCTAGTTTTAGCTGACATTATATATTAAGGGATTTAAGTTGTAATTGTCTGCCTAATTGTTTAGTACCTAGTGCTGATTCACCAGCCTTAAACTTCTTAGATCTCTTTAGTCTAACTCCTTCTGCTGATCCACCAACACTCATTGCTCCAGTGTTACGGATCATCATGTCTTGTAATGGTGCATCTATACCTGCAGCATCTGAATCAAATGCAGCTTTAGAGTCACCGTATGAACTTGTATCTTCTACGTCTGATGTAAGTTCAGGTGTGTAGTCAACGTCTTCGTTGGTTACTACGATACCATCATTGGGATCTTCTGGATCTTCTGGATCTTCTGGATCTTCTGGTATTATTGGTTTATCAGGATCTTCTGGACCATAATCTTGAGTACCTGCTTTTAACAGACTCCATACATTAGACTCAGTTACGTTACCGTCTTCATCTGTTGTTACTTGTGGTAAGTAATCAGCTGAAGTCTTAGCTAATGTACCAGCATCTGATTGCCAGTTACCTGTTGAATCTACACTACCCATCTCTTGATTAGCAAGCATCCTATGGATACCAGTAGCTCCAACGTCATCAACGCCGCCACCATAGTCACCCATGGATGAGGCTGCTGTTTGCATTCTAACTTTATCAGCTACTTCGGATGCACCTAAGTCACCTGACTGCATCATACGGTAGACATCTTCTTCTGATGCATCAGTAAACACACCTGCTAATGATGTGTCAGCTGTACGTTGAGCATCAGTAGAATGTAAACCTAACTCAGATGATAAAAGATTTCTAACTGAAGTTTCTTTTTGTTCATTAGCTCCAGTAGCTGTAAGTATTCTATTAAAATCAGCTGACGTATCACTAGCTCCATGGTGTTCAGTACCACCACTGGTCATCCAGTAATCTAGTCCAGCTTGGTCTGCATCTCTACCATAATTTTCATGGTAACCAGTACGGTATGTAGCTTCTTCACTACCGACAAATGATTTAGCTATGTCTTGTATACTTTGACCACTTCCTGTCCAGTAATCTAGACCCTCTTGATCACCTGCTCTATTAAAACCTTGTGTATAAAGATCTTCTACTGAAATATTAGATGTATCTAAGTCACCACTTACAATTTTTTCTAACCAACTCTTACCCATGGTGTCATCGGAACCACCCCATGTATCTTTTCTAGCTACAGCAGTATCTGATTCAGATAAGCCAGCTAAATTCTGCATAGCTGCTACGGTAGAATCACCTGCTGTAGCATTAGCATTAGCAATAAAAGCATCCGCCTCTGGAGTACCAGCTATTAAACCTTTAGCTTCGAGTAAAGCTGTAGCGTCATTATTATAACCAGCTGTACTTACTACGTTAGATAAAGGTTGGAAGTTATTGTTAGTAGTATCGGCACTCATTAAAGCACCATAATTATATCTGTATGGCATTATGTTGTATCCCCTCTTGTTGCTGCTGATACTTTTAAAGGTGCTTCAGTTAACCAATGAGAAGGTAGGTTCCTTGGCTTCTTAGGTTGACCGATGTTTCTAATTGTAATTGTAGGTGCTGGGGTTTTAGCTGGTTCCTTTCTCATCTTAGCTGTTATACTTTCAGGAGAACCATACTCCTGTGGGTTAAAGTATATCTTATCATCCGGATCAAGCCAATTAGATTTATTAGCTTGAGCTTCAGCTGAATTCTGAATGAGACTAACCATAGAATCATAAGGATAGCTTGTTAGTGTTGAAAGGTTTCCTTTCTCTTCGTCATTCATACCTCTACCAAGATACCTCTGGTATAGTTCATTGACAGAAGATTCATTAGCTACTCTATTACCATCTGAATCATGTAGCGGTTGTACAGTGTCACCTACTCTTATATCCATTGCTTCTGGCTCAGCTACAGGTTCAATAGTATGTGTTACTGGGTTACCATCTATATCTTCCTTAGGTTTGCCAACAAACTCATCATAATAAGTCATAGTATTAGTTTCAGGATCAAACTCCATTGATTTATGAAATTCCCATGGAGTCTTATCATCAGCGTTTTGTTCGTGATCTTGGTACGGTGTTATAAATTTCGATGCCCAAAGTGTTGCTCTATCCCTTTCTTCTGTAGTTATTGACCGCCAAGTTTGTCTAGCCTGACGTACTTCCTTAACAGTAGTGTAGTCTTGATGATAGTTATCACCAAATACATGCTGTCTCATAGCATTGAGAAGTGGCTGGCTGTTGTTGTTATAATACCGAAAGTCTGCTTTAGATCCATGCTCAAAGTATTCATTAAGTACAGCTCCGTCTGATTTCAATCCCATCAATTGTTGGAAAACTTCATTGCTATCTTTTTTTTTCCAATCATCAAAGTCCTCACCTGCATACCATTCTCTTTGTACATCTAATCCCCAATTCAGATCTTCTCTAAGCTTGTCGTTGTCAGGATGAGTGAAACCTTTAATGGTTTTTGTCTTTACCCACTTACCATCTTCTACTACATTTACTTCTCCATCATCTGCCCATTGAATATCATCTTCACCATGATAGTAGTCTTGGTACTGACGTAAGATTTCATATCTCATCTGACCATCAGCTTGATTGTATTGAGATGTGTTGAACATATGTATTGTTCTGTCTGCGTCAATATTACCATCGCTGTCATACTGAGTAGGGAATAAGTCTTCTAACAAACCCTTCTCAATCATGCTTTTTAAATCAGCTACATACTTATCATCCT